GCCAGTGGGGTTGGCTGTCGGTGAATGACATCCGGGCGCGTGAGAACATGAATCCGGTCGACGGTGGCGAGGAGTACCTGGTGCCGATGAACATGGCGCCGGCGGGTGAGCTGGACGCGCCGGACGCGCCGGACGGGTCGCGGGATGTTCGCGCGCGAACGGTGGACGGGTTGGACAGGGCTGACGGGTTGGACGGCGCTGAGGAGCGCGCGGCGCGGGACCGGCGGACGGTGGACGGGCGCCGGCGGCTGGCCAGGACCTACCGTCCGACGCTGCGCCACATGGCCCAGCGGATTGTGAACCGGGAAGTCAATGACCTGCGCCAGGCGGCGCGGCGGTATTTGCCGGATGACGTGGCCAGGTTCCGCATGTGGCTGGCCGATTTCGACGCCAAACACGCGGCGTTCGTGGGCGAGTATATGGACGCGCCGGTGCGGGCCTACCTGGCGCTGGTCGGCGAACAGGTCGAGCGTGAGGTCGATCAGCCGGTGACGCCGGAGATGCTCGAGCAGTTTGGCACGGACTACGTGGCCGGCCGGCGCAACAGGTGGATGGCCATCCTGATCCGGGGCGTCGAGGGTGTGTTGGACGGTGGCCAGCGCAGCCAGGATGGCCAGGAGACGCGCGAGGAGCCGGACGTGCTGGCGGAGATGGAGACGTGGCTGGATGAGCGCGCTGAGAGCGAGGCCGACGACTACGCGGAGGATGAGTCCAACACGGGCTCCAACGCGGCGGCGGTGGCGCTGTACCTGCTGCTGGGCATCCAGGTCAAGCGGTGGATGGCGTTCGGCGAGTCGTGCGAGTATTGCCAGGCGCTGGACGGCCGGACGGTGGCGACGGCGGAATGGTTCCTGGATCCGGACAATCCGCTGAGCGTGGCCAGCGGCCAGGTGTGGGTCCCCAGCGGCAACGTGGGCCACGCGCCGCTGCACGGCGGCTGCGATTGCATGATTGTGGCAGGATGAGGTGAACGATGAACGGTGAGCGTGAGGTCAGAGTGATGACGCAGGCGCTGGAGCTGCGGGAGGATGGCGAGGGCCGTCCGACGATCGCGGGTTATGCGGCTGTGTTCAACGAGTGGTCGGTGGATTTGGGCGGATTCGTGGAGCGGATCGCTCCGGGCTTCTTCCAGCCGGTGCTGGAGGCTGATGTGCGCGCGCTGTGGCAGCATGACAGCAGCTACGTGCTGGGCCGGACGACGAACGGCACGCTCCGGCTGCGCGAGGATGAGCGCGGGCTGGCGGTGGAGATCACGCCTCCGGAGACGACCTGGGCCAATGACGCGCTGGTGAGTCTGAAGCGCGGCGATGTCTCCCAGATGTCGTTTGCGTTTGCGGTGGCCGAGGATCGCTGGGAGCCGGCGGAGGCTGGACCAGCCAGGCGGACGTTGATCCGGGCGCGGGAGCTGTACGAGGTCTCGCCGGTGACGTTTGCGGCCTATCCCCAAACAAGTGTGAGTGCCCGGCAACGGGCGGCCGACCTGCGGGCGCAGGCGGACGGCCAGGCCGGTGATGATAAAGCGGCGGAGGAGCTGACGCGGGCGCGGGAGGCTCTGCTGTTGCGACTGGATACCAGACAACGAGAGGTGACACGATGAGCAAGGTGATCGAGATGCGCCGGCAGCGGGCTGACTTGCTGGACCAGGCGCGCAAACTGGCGGACGGGGAGCTGACCACGGAGACGCGCGCCCAGGCGGATGGCCTGATCGCGCAGGCGGACCAGCTCGAACAGGACATTCAGCGCGAGGAGCGGTTGCAGGCGATGATCGCCAGCAAGATGGCGCCGGCGCACAACAAGATCGGCCGGGGCGACACGGAGGAGCGGGCGTGGTGCCACTTCATCCGCACGGGCGACGACGGCGGGCTGCGGGAGTGGCGCGCGTCGAACGCGACGGATATGAACATCACGACCGAGGCCGACGGCGGCTACCTGGTGCCGGTGGGCCACTACCAGGGGATCATCGCGCGGCGGGATCAGGCTGACCTGACCACCAAGCTGGGCCTGATGCCCATCCCGGGCAAGGGGACCACGGTGAACATCCCCGTGGAAAACGAGGACGACGGCGAGTTCGTGGCGACGAACGAGAGCGGCCAGTATGATCTGGACGCGCCGGCGATCAACCGTGTGCAGAGCACGCTGGTGAAGTACAGCAAGCGCGTGGTGCTGACGGTGGAGCTGATGCGGGACGAGGACAGCAACCTGATGGCGTTCCTGAACAACTTCATCGGCCGGGGCGTGGCGAAGACGCGCAATGCGCTGCTGCTGACTGAGGTGGCGGCCAACGGGACGGCGCTGAAAACCTTCACCTCGGCGACAGTGATCGCAGTCGACGAGCTGGAGGCGCTGGTCTACAACGACAACCTGGACGCGTACCTGGACGACGGCCCGAACGTGGGTTGGGTGATGAAGCCGTCCGTTCATGGCGAGATCGTCAACCTGGACGACTCGAGCACGCGGCGCTATGCGGCGAACCAGCAGGGCGCGGGCCGGAGCCTGCTGGGCTATGCGGTGAACTACACGGACAAATCCGGCGCAACGGCGGCCTCGGCCAAGAGCGTGTATTTCGGCAACTGGAGCTACGTCGGCTATCGCGAAGGCGCAGCCATGACGATGCTGCGGGATCCGTATACCCGCGGCGGGTATGGCGAGGTCTGCCTCTACTACCTGTTCGACGTGGACTACAATGTCCTGCAGGCTGAGGCCATTGGCTACGGCGTGCATCCGAGCGCGTGAGTGTGATGGGTTGGTGATGGCCCTGGCCGGGTGTGAGCCTGGCCAGGGCCGGACGGATCGGAGTATTCGACGGATGGACGTGATGGTATTCACGCCGGTTTACAGACTGGAGCCGCAGACGGTGCAGGCGCTGCTGGCGCTGGAGCCGGGTGACGGCGCGGTGACGCTGGTGCTGCAACGGGATAACCCGCGGCGCACAGATGACGCGCGGGCGGATGGGTGGAGCAACCATCTGCACCAGTACCAGCGGGGGCTGGAGTTGTTCCTGGCGAGCCGGTGCGAGGCGCTGTTGGTGATCGAGAGTGACGTGATTCCTCCTCCTGACACGCTGGTTAGGCTGATGGCGCTGCCGGCGGATGTGGCCTATGGCTGCTATGTCTTCCGCCAGGGGACGGGCGATGTGGTCAACATCCTGGAGCGGTATTACCAGTGGCCGCGCCAGGCGCGCAACATGGGCGAGAGCCTGACGGTTCGGGGCCTGTGGGGCGCGGCGCTGGCCAAGGGTGTGATCGACTGCTCCGGCTCCGGCCTGGGCTGCGTGCTGATCAGGCGGCATGTGCTGGAGCAGGCGCCATTCCTGGAGGCGCCGGGCGGTGGCTTTTTCGACTGGCACTGGACGCAGACGGTCTATGCGCAGGGCTGGCGCATGATGGCAGACTGTAACCTGCACTGCGGCCATGTGACGCCGGCGGAGCCGGAGAGGAGGGTGTTGTGGCCTTCCTCGACGTGATCGTGCGGACGTTCGGCCAGCGGCCGGCGATGCTGGAGCGCAACCTGGCCAGCCTGGCGGCGCTGGAGGATCCGGACTGGCGGCGCGTGCTGTTGGTGGATGACCAGGCGCGCGGCGTGGCCTGGGCCGTTGGCAACCTGGCCACGGTGCAGGTCTCCGGCGACTATGCCTGGGTGCTGGACGATGACGATCTGTGCTGCCGGCCCAGCCTCCTCGGCGAGCTGCGGACGATTGTGGCGACGGAGAATTGGCCGGACGTGATCATGGTGCGGGCGTTTCATGAGCGGTTCGGCCTGCTGCCGGACAATGCGCACTGGCAGGAGCGGCCGGTATGCGGCCAGGTCGGGACATCCTGCTACATCGTGCGCGGCGAAATCTGGAACGCGCACCGCGTTGCCTGGCAGGCGCGCTATGAGGGTGACTATCTGTGGATCGACTATCTGTGGCAGCAGCCAGGCCTGCGCTGGTACTGGCACGACGTGACGGCGGCCTGGTATCCGCAGCAGAGCATAGGCGCGCCGGAGGAGTTGTTATTGGATGCACACTGAGGCGCTGAATGCAATGCGAACGATCCTGGAACGGTCGGCGCCGCTGCTGCCGGTTTCGGCCCAAGTGCTGGATGTTGGGTCGTATGATGTCAACGGGACCTACCGGCCGCTGGTCGAGAGCCTCCACTATCGCTATACCGG